AACGCCGGAAATACCGTTCGGTGCAGATGAAACATTGCTGACATCTGCCGTAGCACCGATCAGTGTGTAGGCATTGGTGCCCACTGTCACGGTGAGAGGATTGGATGCGCCGATCAAGGATTGAACGCCGTTGACGAACGCATTCTGAAAGCCGCGAAGGTCATCGACGGCCATGGCAGTACCAGGGCTTCCCAGAGTAGTACGCACCCGCGTGCTGCCACCAAAATAACTGCTAAACAAGGCGTTGCGCGCCAACTCATCCAGACTGCGCGCGGCCTGCTCGCCATTTACATAGGCGTTCTGCAGAAATTGGGAAGCAATACCGACACGACTGGTAACGATGTTCAGGTCAGTTGTCGCGGCGTAATGGTTTATGGTGATGGTGTACTGCTCCACCCCCCAGCCCGCCGGCGTCAGACCATTATCGAAGTTAGTATTCGTGCTTGGTTGCAACGGCGTCGTGATGCTGGGCTTCAACCCAGCGCGCGTCTTGGTTAGCGTCTCGCCTATACCGACCGATATCTGCACGCGATCGGCACAGGCGCGGTAGCCAAGCCGTGATTTCAAGGCCTGTTCGAATTCACGATCCAGGAAACCTTGTTGGATGATCGGTTGCAGAGCCGGCGGAAAATTCTGAATACCCATCCGGGAATCCCTTCAGCGTGGTTGATGTCTGGACGTACGAGTTCGAGAATGTCGCGTTGCTACGCGTGGTGCTTCAGCACGGCGGCGCGAGCCACCCTATATTCTGCATCGGTCATTTCAGTTGCGAGTTTTTGCCTCGGTGGTTGTGCGGGCGGCACAGTCGCTGGGCTTGACGATGATGTGCCGCCAAAGAGCCACGGCTTGGCGCGCCTGAGTTGCGCCATTAGCAGAGCGCCATTGCTCAACTCTCCGCTCGCGGTGAGCTCCACGCCCTTCAAGTCAAGTAGTTTGAGGCCGTCGAGATCGACCATTCCTGCCCGCACCGCCTCGACCTTCAACTCAGCCAGAATCAGGCGCGATCTTGCCTCCTGCTCAGTCTCAGCCAATCGGCGCTCGAGAGCGTCGGCGCGTGCGCGCAGTTCGACCACCGGATCAATCTCCGGATCGGCAGGCTTGTCGATTTCTGACATCAGTTGCTTCCGTCTGGATTTCTGTCGGCGGCAATGCGCACAAGTTCGGCCGGTACGTCCTCGATATCATATGTGTCCGCAATTGCCTGCACGGCGCTCTCTCGGCTGATCTGGCCCGCACTTGCCAGAGCGCTCAGTGTGAGCGCGTCTTTCTGTCTGTCATCGGCGGTTGTCGGATACCAGCGAGGCCACTTGAGCGAGAGACGTGCTACTGGATCCAGGGCCGCAATGTCTTGACCCATAATCCGCAATTGATAAACTTGTGATGCACGCAGGACCATCCGTGCTAGCGAAAGCAGGGCACCTTCGCCATAACTCACCCGAAGGTTGTCTGCGACCCAGACCAGACCCTGGTTCATCAATTCCAGCGCGCGACCCGATTGAGCAGCTGTCAGCCGATCGGCATTGGCCCGGTTACCGTGCACGCTTTCCAAGGCCAGTTCACGCAGCGTCCGCACATACTCTATAACTGCTGCTGAAGCAGTGCCGCCGATTTCGAGCAGCTTGGCGTCGCCCTTTTCGCTGACGACGAGCGCGTTTCCGGCGCCTTTGACGATCTCCCTGTCGGTGGTTGCTGGTTCCTTGATCAATAGCGTGGGGTCGCTGCTGTATTTCAAGCCGCGACCGGCCTGGCTGAGCTGATAATCAATCTCGATCTGTGTCTCGACCGCCGCACGGAACGTGCAGGCCCCATCAGCAGCGTCTCCAGTTGAGGACGGGCCAGGCAGGTTGCGAATCCAGACGATCGGCACAAATCCCAGACCATGCTGCACGCTGCGCGACTCATCGATTTCCGGAACGGATGCGCCGTCAACGGGCGCCGGCACGAACCAGGTCTCGTTATCGGCATCCCAGCGGCGGGTGAACCAATAACTTGTGCCGGTGTCGGCGAGCTCGTATCCCATAGACGCAAGCAGACTTGCGGGTACTTTGTATTGCTCGGTGACGCACGTAAGCGTATCAGGTTCTTCCGGGTCCCATTCTGGTATCAGGTATGTCGTGTCCAGGACGTCGAAGAATATTCTTCCGCGGAGGACGCGCATAACAATCGCGACGGAGCCGATGGCGCCCCGCATTGCCGCCTCGGTCATGGTCAGATTTAGTCGGCCTTCCTTTACGATGTCTGCAAGCACGCTGCGGATCTCAGGATCGGCGCAGTCGATGGTTGGAAAATGCCCCTCACTAAAGAGCAAAGAGACGCTGTCTTCCACGACGATGCGACATAGTGCATAGCGGACGCTCGGCCGGCGATTGCGCAACGGGATATATTCACCACCTCCACCCCGCTCTTCATGGAACTGGTATGGCAGAACATCATATAATCTGCCGTCCATTACGCGTTTCAGAATATCCAGGGTTCGCGCGCGTGCCGGATAATTCGGATCGCGCGGAATTAGATTGCATATCGTTTCAAACATTGAGTTCTGATATCGGGTCCCAGGTTGTCTATCGCACCAGGTGTGAGAAGGACATTAGACGCGCCGGTTCTCCGGCTTCGGTCAGCATTCTGAAGGCACGCGACAGGGCATCGACCTGATCGTCTTTGCGACCGAATGGGAAGTCGCGCAGTTCCTCTAGAAAGGCGTAATTCCAGTTGGCACGCACAATGGCCAGATTGCGAGCTTCAACCTGCGATGCTACAGGGGCGGCTCTTGTCGCTTTGGCACCGGTCTCACGCGAGGCTGCGAAGCGATGGCCGGCAAGACGGCCGGCAAGCCAGGCAACCTGGCTCTTGCCAGCCTGGCCGGGATCCTCTGGCAGGCCGATGCTGACTGACCTTCCGTCCACTCGTGCGGTTTCTGCGATTGCATCTTCCACCGCCCGCGGGCTGCCACGCAGACGTACAATGTCGAGCACGACGAAGCGGCCGACATCGTCTCGTGCGAGCTTCACGCCCGCTGTCCAATCCGGGTCGTTGCCGCCGGCGTCGGCAGTGGCGGCCAAGTCCCACGCGCGCACCACCAAGCCCTTGGTTCGTGATGGTGATGCGTCCAGGATATCGATGCAGTCTGTCTTGAATAGGCTGCCGACGATCGGCCGTGGAGCTTGCTGATAGAGCGCCGACCAGGTCCGTTCGCCCACAGTGTTTCGCCTGCGCCGCAAAGCTGATTCGTCTTCCCACTGGGGCCACAGCGCAGTACCCGGAGCACGACCAAGTGGGTCATCGTCCCCGGCAAGAGCGGGGAGGCGAATCACATTCCATTCGGAAGTGTCTTGTGCTAGCAGACGACCCGCCAGATCATCCTCGTTCCACCGCGTCATGATCAGCACCACCCGTCCGTTTGGCTTCAGGCGTGTCGTTAGATCTGAGCGGTACCAGTTCCAAAAGCGTTCCCGGAGAACCGGACTATCAGCCTCGGATTGCGACTTGATCGGATCGTCGATGATGACGAGGTCGGCACGGCGGCCGGTCAACGAACCACGTAAGCCTGCCGCATAATATTCGCCCTTGCCTACAACCTGCCAGTGACTTGCGGCCTGTCTCCCAGCCTCGAGACTATAGCTGAGCTGTAATCCATGTTCTCTCACCAACTCGCGGACTTGGCGGCTGAAATGCTCGGCCAGACTCATCGTGTGCGAAGTCGTGATCACGGAACTGCATGGATGCTGCGTGAACCACCATGTCGCGAAGAGCAGCGACGCGTAGGTCGATTTTGCCGATCCCGGGGGCATCAGGACCATCAGGCGATCGATTGTGCCTTGGCTGATTGCATCGAGCTGTTGCAGCAACAGGCGATGATGCGACACGGGGCATTGGCCGCCCTGAGCAACGATCCATTTCGCCCAATCGATCAGACTCGAAGAAATTGGGCGCTCCTGGCCGGACGGGACGGACAGGGTCTGTGAATCGTGCGAAGAACCCGGCATCGTTCAGGGATGGAGTTCCAAGTTAAACCAGCCGGACCGGAAAGCGGTCGTCATGGTGCAAGCGAACGGATGTGGCAGGCAATTGCGCGACCGCCTCTTGGCCCCCTCCGTAGCTGGAGTGAGAGAAGGCTTCGGCAAATGCGATGGGGCTGCGGGGCCGACCGTCGCCGGAGACGTGCTTTCTTGCGCACGCCGCCATCATGCCGGAATATATACCCGAAGTTGGGGTGGGTGGGCAAGAAGATTCTGAAAATAGTCCTAGATGCTTTTTTTGCCACCGTTGATAGGTTGGATAGTCGTCACGATCGCTCAGCCGATGAATATACAACCCGATGCTCGAGGATCGGACGACACCACCCTGTGTTCAGTCTAAAGCCGGACAAGGCCCACCTAGTGGATAAAATCCTACGAAAGAGTCCGGCCAGTCTGGCGGATTGCCGCCAGAATTGCCGGGTTGTGAGGGCACCAAGCGTTAGATTCTATCCACTGGGTGCGGGCGGTTACTATTTGGCTGCCTCCGCCGGACTGCTTCTCTTTGCGGCTCTTGCCGGGTGCGGCGGAGACCCGGGCGAGCGGCTGCAATCTGGTCGAGTTCTGGCGCTGTTAGGTTTGCAAGGCCGCTGGGTTGGGCCGGTGTTACCGATGGATCCGGCCTGTGGTTCGGCGACGCAGGGCCTCATGTCGATCGGC